AAAAAAGACAGGGGGGGTCACGCTCTGTGTTAGAAAAACCCCTTCTTCTAGTGCTCCCTTGCGTGAGTTACAAGGCCCACAGCATGCAACTAGGTTATCTAGGTCATGGCCACCACCTCGCTTGCGAGGAATGATGTGATCCACTTGGGTTGCATCATTGCCACAATACATACATGTGTAGCCATCTCGCTTTAACACACGCTCGCGTTGCTTCTTCCATTCTTTAGACCATAGTACTTCTTTACCCATAAACTCACGCTTGATCCATATCTGATAACGCATCGCTTCGATGATTGGTTGATTGGCACACACATTCTCTGTTGTCTCTGGTGTCTGTATAATATGGGCTTGCATACTACGCCCACGCTTATCATTAGTCTTAAGACTTATCCTATGTCTATGAGCTACATTGACTACCGTACTATACTTAAGACCTAAGACTAAAGCTATGTTCTTAGCACCAGTATTAGCATGATCTCTAATGAACTCTATCTGCTCTTGAGTTAATGCCACCCTTTTAATCTCCAATGATCTAATGCAATGCAAGGCTCACCATAACGATGACCTATGTAATCTAATCCCCATACTACCTGCTTATAACCATCTACTCTAGATAGATACAGGCTGCGTCCTTGTGGTATTCCGTAATGAGATCCATTCTTTGCTTCTGGTCTCCAATTACTTTCTTTTGTATAGAGCTTGTCTAAACATCTAAACTCTTTATAGTTATAACCTAATAGATGTAATGCATACTCTTTATGTGTTATGTATTGGGTTGGTTTAGATCCACCTGCATTAGGCATAATGCATAGCAGTATCCCAATACATGCAAGCACCCCCCGAGCGATCCGCCTCAGCGGCTCGGGGTGAGCCTTTGAGAGGCTCTGCCCTGTCATGGTACCGATCGTGTCAAGCAACAGCGTTAATCTTGGGCGTGTCATTAGTTTTGTACCCCCTGTGGATAACTTCTGTGGATAATTACTTATCCGTTGAATAGAAGCCCTTACCCTTAAATACAGCAGGAATAGCAGCTATAACTTTAACCATCGGTTCATTACAATAAGCGCATAAGATCATAGGTCGATTGTTCCATCCATGTTGGACTTCTTGACTAAGATTGCATCTGGCGCACTTGTAATCGTAGGTTGGCAAGTTAAGCACTTCCTTATCATGTAAGACCCACAAGCTGTGCAGCGGTCAATGTCTGCCTCTGTAGGTTCGCTAGTAAGATGACCGTACTTTAATATGAGTAGTGGCAATAGATCCTCTAGTCTAATGATCGCGGCATACTCACGCGCATCTTCACCCTGACCATTGAGTCGAATAACTCCGAAGCCTAATTCCCCCGAAATGGCTGTCCGAGCCTTCAATTGCTTTATGTATGCAAGCGGTTGAAATCCAGCGCGGGCTTTGACTTCAACATCAAACGGTACATTAACAATATCCTTGCCACTACCCCTTCCCACACATGCGCCTGCCCACTGAGTCGATAGGTACTCAGCTACAACACGCTCCGTGCGGAAACCTCTGTGCTTTCTTGCTTGACTAGCCATTGACTGCTTTGCACTTAGCGCATTGCCATGTAACAATGCCATTGACTGAATCAGATGATATATCTTCTAGATCGCGAATCTGCACTGGCTCATTGCACAGCTGACAAGCGATGAAGGCTGACATAAGGTCAAGCCATTCACCATTGATCTTGATTCCTACATGCCCCATTATATTCTCGCTTTCTGCGGATGCCATTTACCATCACTGCCTATGTTGTACCAGATAGCATCGCACTTAGGCTCGCCACCTTGATGATTGATAATGGTGCATTGGTAGCCACCCCAAGCGCGACCGTTCTTCTCACCTTCTCGCCACTTCATGTGTCCATGCTTGCATTGTGGTGCTTCTTGTGCTTCTGGAGTTCCTAGAATGTCCTGCACTAGATCTAATGCTTTCTCTAAAGTCACCGGTGCATCCACTACCTTCATGTATTCATTGACTGGAGTAGTCCAATAGTCTTTGTAAATTGATTCTGCTGGTACAACATCTTGTACCGCTGGCTTTGCTACTTTTGTAGCAACGACCTTGCTCATTTCTTCGCGGCTAGGTCTTTTTCCTTTAGGAGCATAACCTGCATTTGCAAGTGCTCTGCCGATTGCCGAAGTCTCACAATTCTCCAGTGCTGAAGTCTGATTGACGCCTCTACTAGACACCGTCTCTTCAGCGTACCCTGTTGCCCAAGCAACGCCATCGCTAGCATCTTTGTATAGGTACGCTTTAACGATGTATCGATCTCTTTCGACCACTTCCAACTCAGTTGCAATGCGGAAATCTGGATAGTCCTTAATAAACTTTTCAAGTCTCACCTCGACTGTCTCGTAATCGGCTAAATTAAACATAGAGTTCATTCTCCTCTGTCTGTAATTGACCAGCGATTGCAATGTAAGAAGCTGCATCAATCCATGTGTCTACAAGATTGCCATCTTCAATGCTTCTGGCTAGTTTGACTAGAGATAAGATAACTGCGACTTGGTAGTCCATAACTGGCATCTCCAAGTAGGCACTTATTAGCCTAGCTGCTCTCTGCATGTTATCGCTAGGATGTCCGTAATGCAGTCCTCTGTCTGAGTAAAGATCAGTGGCTGACTGTAATATCTCTTTGTGTTTCATTCTTGCCAGAAGTCCTGTCGGCTCATGGATCGCCCTCTAGACCAGCCTTCTCGCCTGCCATCCTTAAAGCCTTGCCAGTACCAGATGAAGTTAGAAGCTAGTAATAAGCCAATCATCCCTATAATTGTAAGTGAGTTAATCATTGTGTACCTATCTGCATCCAGTGCCCTTGACTGGCTTACTGAATTAGTGTCGCATAGGTAGCAGACATTTATAGTGATTTAACTATAACGATTTGATAACGGATTATGTGTCAAAGCACATAAAGATTACTGGTATAACTTTCCGTACAATGTGAATGATCCATCTTTGTTAATCGGTACCAGCATGGTACTAACGCGATCTCCATGCGTCTCTATGACTGCCACGCTCATCTGCCAATTAGCACTCCCAGCCTTTAAATAAGAGGCTTTCTTCTTGTCCATGACATTACCTGCCTCTAAGCCCCACAAAGTCCTGTACGAGGCTCCTATGCCCTCTGTGAAGGCACTAATGCCTGCTCTGTGAGTGTGTCCACAGACTACAGACTTACCAAACTTCTTAGCCAGACCAAGTGCTGTGAGTCCAGCATTAGAGTTCATCGATCCTTCATCACCATGAACTAAGACCCAGCCTCTGTGGAACTCAAAGGGCTTTTTGTGGAAACGAATCCCCAACTCATTGAAGCCCATAAAGTTGGAGTAGTCGAGTTCTGGAAGTCCGATGAGGCTAGGAGCCCCTCTAACGAGAGTGTGGTAAAGACGATCGGTGTGGTTAGATCTAGTGATGTCGGTAGTTCCCAGATCCCAGAGGATGTTTTGAGCCAGACTTCTGTCCGCATCTAGCTGCCCTTCATACTCTAGGTGAGTGCCCTTAGCCCACTTGGATTGGGATTGCATGTCCAGTTCATCACCTGTGTTTAAGACGAGATCAAACTTCTCACGCTTTACTAACTTGATTAGATTCTTTACTGCTTGCTCATGATGATACGGAATCTGTAGGTCACTAATGACCAGATACCTTTTCTTCTGGCTGCTAGTCATCGTCCTCATCTTCGTAATCGCCTAGTTTCTCAGGCGGTACTCCATCAGGCAAGATCCAATGCGGATATGCTTGGGGTTCAGTAATCATAAACATGGCAATATCTTCTGCAAAACCTGCTCGCTTTAATGAGCTAAAGTATTCATAAAGCCCAATGCAGTAAGCATCCAGTTTAGAGTAGCCTTGCTCCTCTAACGCCTTAGTCGCTTTTCTTGCCATAGCAGAATGTTACCTGTCAAGCAATATGTTATAGATCTCATCGACTCGCGTGTTGAGTCTTTTGATCTCAGACAACAGATGAGTAATTACATAACCAGCAAGACCACCAAGTATTCCCAGTGTGGCTAGATAGAAAGTAAAGAAGTCGTTCTGTGTCACTTCTTCAAGCCTAATGCTGTGTCGTTAGCGTTAAGATAACGCAATACAGGTGGAAGGATAGAAGCAATACCTGCTGCAATGAGTGCCTTAGGATCTGTGACCCCAGCTGCTGCCATCGAGATAACTGCTACTAGGAACGCTCTAGCCCATGAGCCTGCTGCTGTCTTTAGTTCATTCATTATTCTCCGCCTAACATAGGTATCTGAAAAAAAGCTTCATCATTATCAGCTTCTTTCTTAAAGCTGACATGCATGTGCTTAATGTGTTTGTTAGCCCCTGTGTATTTGCGCCACTTCCAGTTGAGGATGTGGGAACAGATTTGTCCATCGAATATGATGTAAGCAATACGCTTGTCCGCTTTTGACTTTGATAAGGTACGAAGCTGATCTGCAAGATCGCCCATGATGTCGGGCTTTGATCCCTTAAATAAGTCACGATCGATGTCGATGGCACGAACCCAACCTTGCCCATCTGGATTATGATCAGACTTGCGAGCAGCGTGTCGGGTATCACCGATCCAGCCATCCGATGTGCGGTCACGATCTGGGAATGAGTCATTGCACTGTTCCCTTAACTGTGATGCAGCTTTAGATAACTGTGGTTTCATCCGACAAAATTGGTGTGGATTGTTCCGCTACTTCAATTTCAATAACTTCGCAAGTCAAGTAAGCATCATTAGTTTCCGTTGCTTTTTTGGCATCATCTTTGTTAATGAAATAGGCAAAAGGTGCTTCGTATGCGGCTTTGATTGCGTAAATAATCATAGCAATTACTCTATCACGGGTGGTGTGGATTGTTCCGCTTGCATAGCATCATAAGTTGATTTAAGCATCGAAGTAAATTCGCCGTTGCCTCGGTCAATAATTGCGTGAGTTTCTATGACACCCATTGATTCAACTTCGATAAAAGTTACTTTGTCCATTTTATAGTTCCGCCGTTACTGCTAGGTATGCGCTCGTAGAGTTGTTTGCTAGCAACTGGAAAGGACGACCTGCGACCATACCAGATGCAGCAGAGATTGAAAGATTGACTAGATTTTGGCTAGAGTTTCCAATAGTAATTCCAGTAATTGTGATGTTTCCACCTTGGTCATTGACGAACAAAGTCGAATACTCGACCGCTGTTGGCGTAGAGCGTAAGGTCACAGGCAAATTGAAATAACCATTGGCAGAAGTTCCGCCTGTCTCGAAGCCTTGCAGCATTGGTCCATAAGCACTGAAGGCAGTCTGTCGGTAGTAATACCTCTGGCAAGCGGCTAATTCTCCTTGAAGTGTTCCTGTTGCAGTTTGGAAAGCGGTTGCGACTGAACCCGCTTCAACTTGTACGCCCCAAAAATCAACAGACATTGTTGTAGTGAAGGGTAAAACAATATCTAAACTTAGATAACTGCTAGTGCCGATTGTTTTTCCTGATACAGATGCAACGCTCGTAGTTAAGGCAAAACGCTGCCACGATGAAGTCAAAGTAAAATTATTGCTACTTCCATTGACTGTTGCCGAACCACCAGAACCAAATACTTGATTCCAACGCACATAATTTCCAGTTACAGTTCCTGAGTTAATTCTTGCCCAAAATGAAATGGTTATAGTTTGACCAGCAAAAGTTCTAACATCTTCTATCTGTTGTTGTAGTTGGCGATAAGTCGAACCGCCAGCAGAAGTAACCGCGTAGCGAGCAAAATACTGACCTTCATAACCTGATACAGGGGCGGTTGCGGGTGTGAAAGTTTGCTGACTTAAAGTAAAAGTTGGAGTTCCATCGCCTGTTACATACCATCTATCTGCGGTGTAGGCATTGTTCGTACTAAAAGAGGTGCCGCGTTGCCAAATTGAAAAATCTGAATTGAGCAATTTATTAAGACCCGCTGCGTAGTTGCCTTGATAGCGCAAGCCTGTTGAAGTGGAACTATCTGCTACGAGTGTCTCGCCGTCTGATCCAACTGCTAGGCGTGTTAGGGCTGTGCCACTAGATGCAGGAAACAGATCACCCTTAGCTGTGGGGTCCATGTAGTTTAGGGTTCCTGATAGGTCGTTCATCTGCGCAGCTGTGAGAATGTCACCTGCCGCGTAGTTAGCCTTTACTGGAAATCCGATTGCCATTGTTCCCCCTAGTTTCCGAGTCCATTATAGTCGAGTCGCCCCATATTTATATCATTTAACACAAGGGCATTGACTGTGTTTTCTTGCGTGTAATAAGTAACATCATAACGATTATTGGCAATGCGCCACTCGATGCCTGCAACAACATCATAGACAGTAATAGATCCAGCATTAGGCATAGCCTTAGTGATGGTGATGCCTTTCATCAATTCCTTTGAGATGAGGAACTGAGGGGTTAGCCAGTCTGTAAACTTGTTAAGGTTAATCGTTACTGAGTCAATTCTAGGGCTGACATCTGACAGGACATTAAGCAAGGTCTTGGCAATATAGAGAGCTTCTGCATCCGTCTGGACAAGGACTCCATCGCGAGTGCCATTACGGACAAAATATTGAGCAATAGAGGTTGCATTAGATACATTTTGGGGAGTGCCACCTGTGCGAGTAACAGTCACATTATTGACAAGGATGTCATCATCAAACTTGACTTCTGCATTAGCATAAAAGTTATCATCAAAGCCTGACCCAGGGTTCTGACCTTGTTGCGAGCTACCAATCAATCCTGAATTATCATAAAAAGTTAATTCTCCACCAGCAGCTACAAAGAAAGCACCCTGCTCTGAATCTTGCACAGTACGCAAAGCATCTAAAACTTGGCGGCTAGTGCCGGGGTCTGCTTGCAGAGTAACATTGCCACCCTGAATGGTTCTAGCACCTAAGCTGCTTGGATAGCCTATTTGATCTAGAATGGCATTGACACGCGCTCCAGATAACTGGACGCCTGCTCCTGCAACTGTTGTAATAACTTGATTGTTGAGCAATCTAAAAGCGTCATAACATTGGAAAGTGACACGATCCACGCTTGTAACACCTTGCGAAAAGGTTGTAGTTACAACATTGATATAGCCAGTCCAGATTGTAGTAGCTGTGAAATCATCTGAACCCTTAATCTTTACACGCATCTTCTGCATTGGAAGCAGTGGGTAATAAGGGCTAGAGGTGTTAGCAGGGTTATAGTCACCGCTATCATCTTTGACTGTAATTGTGGCAGTACCAGCCTCAAAGTCATTAAGTAAGCGATTACGACCGCGCTTTGTGCGAACTTCTAAAACATCTGCTGAAATATCTACAGCAAAAGCCTCGGAAAATACTTGACCTGCCGACTGGTCAAGATAGACAAAGAGTTGAGGATAAGCCATTAGATACTCGTAGAGTTATAAGTAATGGCTTTGCCATTCTTCTGCTGTTGATAGATTGCATTAGTAATGGCATCGATAAGGTTGCCTTCTGAGATAACTGATCCGCCAACACTTACATTGATTGAAATAGGCATAACGCCACCTACGCCACCGCCACGATTGCGAGAAGGAGCACCTGCATCTGGAACTGATCCGATAGGTGCGTTACTTGGTGGAGCAACTGGAGCAGGAAGATTCTTATCAAAAGCACCGCCACCGCCTAAATTAGGTGGGGTGAACTCTTTGAGATTAGGCTGAATGAAAGTAGTCAAGCCCATAAGTCTATTGACTTCATTGAGCTGCTCAATAGTCTTTCCAAGCCCTGATCTAAACTCTGAGAACGGATCTGCGACCTTGTTCATCTTGATTGAGTCTAGAGTTGCTTGAAGCTCTTTAGCCTTTGCCTGAGCCTCTGTCAGTAACTTTGTGTACTTCTCAATGTCACTAATGTTCTCATTCTCAATAGCCCTCATAAGCAGTAAGCGGATGCGATCTTCTTCTGAGAGTTTACCCTTTAGGGCTGCTTCAATTTGGATCTTCTGTAGGTCAAAGATAGCCTTAGCCTTTGAGAGCTTTAAGTTTTCCTTTGTTGATTTAGTTAAAGCCTGAGTTGCCTTTACTTGGGCAGCTGCTGCTTTAGCTGCTGCTTGATCTGCTCGCTGTGTGTCCTGTGAGGATCTACTTACAGAGACATTGCCCATGCCCTTGAAGGCATTAGGGTCTGTAGCAAACAACTCAAACTTAAATATCGACTTAGTAATGGCAATAAACTTGCTAGTTTCACGAAGGAAGTTAGCGATCGAATTAGCGGCTGCATCAATCTTGGCAATGAAATCATCTGTAGAAGTTGATCCAGATACAGTCTTTAACGCATCAAACAGACCTTCACCGATAGTCTCTTTAGCATTGTTACTTGCTACAGCTAGTCTGGCTAATGCGCCTGCGTAACTATCTGCTGCTGCTGTGGCTTGTCCTGCAAAAAGTACATTTAGACGATCTTGGATCTGCTCAAAAGATGATGAACTAAGCTCTGCCTTGCTGAGTCCTACACCTAAGCGACCTAGTGCCTGAGTCTGTCCTAGATAAGCCTTTTGTAGACTTTGTGAAACCTGAGTAACGCTCTTACCTGTGCCTGCTGCGATGTCTAGTGCAAGGTTAAGTAATTCCTGAGACTTAGCGACATTGCCTGTAGCACGAAGTAAGCGATCCATTGCTGGACGAAGTTCATCATCTAACACGCCTGTCTGTTGCTCTAGGCGATTGATAAAGCCATTGACTGTGCCAATGTTTGATCCGTAGGCAAGGTTTAGATTCTTTAGAGTTGTAGCCAGTGCAGTTGCTGCTTTGTCATCTTCTGCAAAGGCTTTGACAGAAGCACGACCGTAAGCAAGAACTGCTGCTGTGCCGAAGGCTAGACCAAAGTTGCGAGCAAGATTCTTTGTGCTTTTGTTTAACTTATTAATTGCTGTGTCAGCTTGCTTAAAACCTTTGCCATCGAGCTTGGAGCCAATGTTAATATCTATAGCCATTAGGCAGCCTTACTGAACTTAGTAGTTTTAGATCTGTCATAAAACTTGCGTTCTGCTTTGTCGATGGCTTTGATGGCTGCTCCATAAGCCTTGCCTTGATCCTGCGACCATGCTTTAAGGATTAAGCGACCGCGACCTTTTAGGCTGCTAGTCAATGGACCAAGATTCTCAATAAACTTCTCGCCTGCATTAGGGTTGCTGGATCGGCTTACCTTCTTAGAAGTACCACCTGCCTTAGGACCTACCCACGGT